TATAGATACTAATGACTTTGATTTAAACTGGTGTGCTTCATCTCCAACGACCACATTAAATCTTGAGAAATATTGTCGGGGAAGTTTGTAGATGGACTGCCAGGTTGTAATGATTACCTGAGAGTCAGTTTCTCTTTCTTTTCCTGCGTATATCTTGTGGCAATATGAACCCACGTCCCACCCATAATCTGCAAAGTCTTTATACATCTGTTCTACAAGGGATGTCGTTGGAACGACTATCAGAGTATTTTGTCCTTTCTCAACGTAATATCGGACAATCGAATATATCATCAATGACTTTCCAGAAGCAGTTGGAGATATCAACAACTTTCGATTGTGTCTTAAAGCGTCGTATACTCCCTCAACTTGGTACTCACGGGGAGCATACTTGCAAATAGAAGTCATATAATCTTTGACTCCTTCTTTTGAGATATGCTCATTTACCTCAAAAGGAAGACCATAGAACTTATTGTTCGTGAACTCATAAGTGTACTCATGATTTTCACAAAAACGGGTAAGTTTATCTAATAGACCTACATAGATCTCACCTGTTTGTGTGTTGAATAAACGAATTTTTCCATCCCAGTGCCTATTGCGGAACTGTGGCATGAATTTTGCTCCTGGCACGTCAAATGTGAACTGATCTGCAAGTTCGTAATAGACGTGCGGTTCTGCTTTTACTTGAAGATATACCTCGTTCTTTTTTGAAATGATCAAATGAGACATATACTCATAATATTACTTATGAGTATTTATTGACTCAATTGAAACCTGCTTGGAACCTATGCCACTCAATTGCGTTTTTAATTTGAAAAGTTCGATTCGCAACTGTTTTTATAACTTCTTCAAGAAACTTGAGCATAATATCATAATATCTAATTTTGAGATCAATTTTATTTAACCTCTCATCGGCATCCAGATGCCTCTGTAATGCCTCTTTGTCTCTAACCTTATATGGGAAAGGTTCCTCCTCATACACCTCTATTGGTGCCTTTCCCGTATAGTAATTATACCTTTCAAGTCTAACCTTACTATAAGTTTCTCTTGCTTTCTCACGTAGCAAAGTAATTGTATTATAGATGGTATAATACTTTGCATGGAGTTGAGGAATTTTTAAAGATTCATCATGTAAATTATCAGGGTCAATAACAGAATCTCTCTGCCACATCTCCTGGATTTCATCAAGATTCATAAAGGTTTGCCGTTTTTGCCCAGGATATTATAGACAGTATACTTGAAAGTGACCTCTGCTGTAAAGTAGTTTACATCAGTGTCTTGTGCTTCAAATTCTAATGAGGTTAAATAAGTTGGAAAAAGATCTTTAAACCTCACCACCGCAGTAGTATTATAGTTACTATTTAAAATATGTAAACTTCCATCACTAAAGGATTCTAGTATATCTGATATACCATCTTCATTTGTTGTAAAATCTTTAAATTGTTGTGTTGTTTCTGGGAATCCCAATCCAGTCAACCAATTGTGAATTGCCATGTAATTCTTAAGATCTTCATCAACTAAAAATCTTAAGTTTAAATCACCATAGATTAGTTTATCACCAGGTACATCAATATCCTTGAGATATGATGGTTGAATTGTTGTACCTAAAGATATTTCTGGTATTCTAGCAGAATTACAGAAAAAAGAAACTTTTTGGTTTTTTGCTAAAGTAAATTTAAAACCAATTGGTGACAAAAAATTTCTATTCTGTATTTGGTTCTCAAAGGCCATTTTTATTTTTATTTAGATAAAAAAAGAGGGTCCGCAGACCCTCTGATAGATATGTGAATCGAGATCACATGAGGTTGGTAACACGTACTCTTCTGTAGTAACGGTTTGCGTTAGCAGTAAGAGCACTTGTACCAGCAGCAGTACCAGAAGCAAGAGCACCGTTATTAGCAAATGGGTTAGCAACAATGCCATAACGGGTCTTGAATCCGATCTTAGGCTGGAAGCTCGTCTCACCAACTGCACGTACCATCTGAAGAGGTACATATGGGCAATAGAAGAGACCAGCATCATAAGGGGAAGAACCCTTATAACCTACAACGTAGTACTGAGCACCAGATCCAGCAGAACCAACGTTTGCCGAATATGGGTCAATATATACACGATACTTACCTTGGAGAACACCAGCAAAGGTATTGCCAGTATCGTCTACGTTCAGGTTAGCATTGAGTGCAGGGGTGTAGTCGAGAACACCAGCCATGGTCAGTGCTGAAGCAACGTCAGCAGAGCACATGATGATGTTGCCCTTCCCTCTACGAGTTCTTTGTGCAATTGCGTTTGCATCACGCTCGATTTGGAAGATCAGACCCTTGAACTTTTCAACAGACCAACGACCGTTGGAGTCAACGTCAAGGTCAAAAGTACCTGCGGTAGCAACGTTTGACTGAGCACCTGCTTCAGCAACGTTGTAGATGGTACGAATGACTTCACGGTTGATTTCTGCAAGAATTTCAGTTGACAGAATGTTTGCCAACTCAGCTTCTGCATTCAGACCGTGAATTGCCTTGAGGTCCTGAGCAAGCTCAAGTGAGTACTCAGCCTTGAGGGCTCTTGAACGTGCGGTAACGGTGACCTTCTCGATTGAGAATGCCATCTCGTTGAACGAACCAGAGTCTCCGCCAAGGTTCTCTGAGTCACCGGTGTGCATACCAGTGTTTACATTATAGGTGCCTGAGTCATTCAGAACTGCAGGGTTATCACCAGTTTGTGCTGCAGTGGTGCCGATACCAGTTGCGGTAAGTGAACCAGCAGCATTCTGACCAGAGAATCTGGTATTTACTTCATTGAAGAATGCTTCATCACCAGTCTGGCTGGTGTAACGTGAACGCATTGCGAAGATGAGTCCAGTAGGACCGTTCATTGGTTGAACACCTGCGAGGTCATATGCGACCAGGTTAGGCATTGAACGTCTGATCAGTGAGATCAGAACTGGGTCGAAACCTGCAACAGGAGCATTAGCAAGACCACCATATGCACCCGAGTTTGCTACAGCATTACCCGAGTTGGTGATTGGGGTTTCGGAAAGAAACTCACGCTCTTCACGAAGTGTTTTTTCTTGGTTCTCCAGGAGAACTGCGGTCACCATTCTGCGATGTGCATCTTTGATTTCTCCAAGACCATTATGGTCTAGGAGTGGTGCCCACTTCTCCTGCAGTTGTTCTGCATTGAACATTTGCATTTGAATTTACCTCTTTAGGAAAGTTAGTTTGACTATGATCTATAAATCACTTTTTAGAAACTCTATTCAGAGTCTGAAGATATGATTCCATCAAACCAGAAACTGGTTGATGTGAACCTTCAATACCTTCGGAGATTGTTTCTGAATTGTTTCTCTGAGTACCAGCATTAGATGGGAAGTATGATTCCCTCAGGGTTACTAGTTTCTATTACATCATATCTATCTTCAGGGATTGTTACATAATGATCTTCAAAAAGACCCTTCATTCCTTGTAGGAATGATTCGGTCATTTCAGTCTTAAGACCGTGCTCAACTGCGAGTGCATTTTCTTGAATCCACTCGTCAGAAACATACTCAAGGTATGCATCAACACGTTCTACAAGTTCTGTTTTAATAGCAGCAACTTGCTCAACAAGTTGTGCCTCATATTTTTCTTGAATCTGTTCTTTGATTTCAGAAACTTTTGCTTTGATAGCAGCTTCAAAAATGGTACGTGCCTTCTCTTGGAATTCCTCAGAAAGCTCTTCACCTGCAAGGAGAGCATTGACATCTTCTTCGATATCAAACTCTTCTTCAACTTCTTCCTCTTCCTCTTCTACTTCCTCTTCAGAAGAAACTTCGGCAACTTCCTCATCTTCTTCTGCTTCTACTTCTGCATCAACAAGTTCTTCTTCCTCTTCGGTCTCTTCTTTGACACCGGCAGGCATTGGATCTGCTGCTTTAGCACCCTTGTTGACAATATTCTTAACCTGAGAAAGAGTTGCACCAGGCGTTTTTAACTTTGCCGAATCATCATCGGACTTATAGTTTTCTGGGGTAGGACCACCAAGATCTTCCCAAGAACCTGATTGGCCATCAGGAATACCTGTGGTCAATTTAGGCATTGGATCTGCAGGCTTGGCTCCTTTGGTTACTACGTTTTCCATTTCTTGTAAATTGCTACCAACGGACATTTGTTTAGATATTTTTGTATTAATCTATATTTATTTATAAATTATAGATTTGAAAGAAATTCGTTGAATAAATTCAACTTATGTTCTTCAAGTCTTTTTTGGTCAACAAGGGTGTTAATTCTTCTTTGAGTCTGCTCGGCAAGTCTTTCACGAAGAATGCCACCTTCCCAAACCCACTCTTTTCCTTCCATAATGCCTTGAACAAAAGCATCAGGTGCAGAAGGATCGGCAACGATATCTGCAGCAGTCGCTAACATAAAATCTTCACCAACAATTTTATGACCTTCATTGGTCATTTTTAATGAACCAACACCACGAGAAGAAACACCAAGACAAACTCCTTCACCAATTAGAGATTTTGCAATCTTACCCATTGGTGTTTCGAGGAGTTGTGCCTTACCTCTAAAATTAGAACCTTCTTGAGTAAGTGAAACAATTTTATGAGAAACACGATCTAAATTTACTGTAGGACCATCGGGATGTCCAAGTTCACCAAGAGCACGACCTTTTTGAATAAAGGTTTCATCGTATCTCTTTACTTCTCTTGAAAGAGTCTCCATTGGGTACATTCTGCCATTTCTATTAGTAATGTTTCCTTGTAAGAAAACACCTTCGATATACATTTTTTTGGCAGAACCCTTACCTTCTACAATAAATTCTACTTTTTGAATTTCTTCTGTAATGAGTTTCATTTTTATTAATTGGTAAAACCTACTTTTGCTGCTTTAATTGCTGGAGTTGTATAGATTACATCAGTTGGTAATTTTGTTAAAAATTCAACTGAGTTTGCAGGCATACTAAAGAATATAGTTGATCCAGCACCTACTACTGTCGAAATACCAACAGTTGCGATACCACCACTATTATTATGCAATCTTACGCAAGTAGCTTGACTGATACTTGACGCAGCACCTGCTGTAGTTGGAGTTGCAACTTCTGTTGCAACCATCTTAGTTATTGGCATTACTCTTCCTCTGGTTCTGTCTCAGTTTGATCAAACATTGATGAAGCAACCACTGGTCTCAGAGAATCAATTTTCTCAGATGCTTTAGCAAACAATGCATTTTTAATTTCATCACTAATCTTGGATGCTGCAGCGTCAGTGCTAATCAAATTTACAATTTCTTCCATAAAAACTTTAATACTATGTATAAATCTATTTATATTTCTGCCTTTTTAGTATCTTTTTGAACCTGAGCATCAGTTACAGCACCTTGATCATCAGTATTTGGTTCCATAGGAACATCGCCTAAAGGACCAGTTGACCCTTCAGGTGGAAGTGGTTCACCAGTAATTGGGTCTACTGAATTTGGATCTGGAATTATACCCTCTGCAATTTCTTTTTCAATTTGTTCGTTCATTTCTACAATTTCTGCATCAGTTTGACGTAAGACTTTTCTTCTGACCCAATCTGTAGAATAATACTTACCAATGTATGGTTCGATAGTTGCTAAAGTTCCGAGTCTTTCATTTAAAAGTTCAGACTCTTTTAGCTCAGAGAACTGATTATCATATAAAAAGTCATATTGGATATGATCACTAATTTGTTCCCAATCTTCTGGACTGACAATGTTCTTGAGAATCAATTGCGTTCTCAACATATCATTGAACATTTGAGCAAATCTTTTTCTTAAACGACCAACAAACTTAGCAAACTTAAGTTCGTCTCTTAAAATTTCTGAAGAACGACCTAAGTTAAAACCACCATCACTTGCAATTCTTGATTCAGGAACTCCCAATGCTCTATAAAGTTTCTTTTGGAAATATTCAATATCTGCAAGTTCACCAAGATTCTGCCCACCAGGAAGGGTTGTAATTTCTGTGCCACGACCACCTTCACGACGAGGAAGCCAAAAATCTTCCATCATACTCATAAATTTGCGATCATCACGAACTTCACCAGTATTTGCATCATAAACAAGTTTATTACGATAACGCATCATAACATCACGAAGATATTGTTCTGCCTTTACTTTAGGAAGATTACCAACATCGATGTAAAAAATTCTTCTTTCCGGTGCTCTTGATAATCTATAGATAACAAGACTATCTTCAATCATGCGAAGCTGATTAAGAGACTTGATTGCTTTATGGAGATATGATAAAACAGTACCTTTATTTCTATCTACTAACCCAGATGTACAATATGCAATGGAATCTTTGGCAATTTTAATAGAATTTTTTTGTCTATCCATACCAGAGGTTAAACTTCCGGCATATGCATTTGATGGAGTATACAGGAAATATTCTTCAATTTCTGGAGAAATATTTTGATACCCATCATCAATATTAACGTTTCTTAACGACAATCTATCCTTTCCTTTCTTTTTTTCTTGCCTAATATATTTCATCTTCATTGGATCAATATACCTTAGATCCTGAATTCCTGCTTGAGGATTTTTTACGTCGATGATTTTTAAATAATATAACCTTCCATCTATATACCAATTTCTAAAAATTTCATGACACTTTCTATCGAAGTCCATGATTTCTTTGATATATCTAAATTCATTTCTAATAGATTTTTTTAATTTATCACTAGCATTTACATTTGTTAATTCAATTTCTACAGGAGAATCATAAAGGTCACTAACCAATGCTTCATTTACAACATCTTCGATGGCATTATCACACTCTGGGTGCAATGCCATTTCTCTATATCTTTTAATTAAATCTTGCTCAGTTCTGTAAACACCTTCAATATCTACATAGGAACCATAAAATCCACTTGCAATATAATTATCAACCCCGTCATCGTTGTTAGGCGGGACGGGGGAAATTATAGAAGTGGATTTGGTATTTTTATCTTCAATAGAAAAACCAAAAAGTTTTGCCATATTATAAAGTTTAAACTGCTATTATGTACTATTTAGCTGATGTCTTCTCCACCAGCTTTAGCAGAATTTCCTCTGTATGCTTCCCACCAATGTACTTGTAGTTCTACAGTAAATTCTTCAATGGTATCACCAGTTTCATAACTTACATCAATTGCAGAAATATTGGTTGGGAAAATATCCCAGAACTTATAAGATCTGAGAATTGACCCATCACGGTCTAGTTGATGAACTGTTGCATCTTTATGGTATTCTGCAGGATTTGTCAATCCTGTTGCATTATCCATTTTATTAATTACATTCATCCACTTTTCAAAAGCAGAACGAATTGAGAAGTCTACATCATTAATTACTGTAATTGTCCAGGTATCAAATGTTCTATCTCCTGCAACTTTTAAAATACGACCTCTAAAAGGAACTTCAATTGGAGTAATATTTGATGCTGGCAAGGCAGCTGCTTTCACAAGAAATCTTGCCTTGTTCAAAATTTCATTATCAACATTTACATCAGTTGGAAATGCTAATTCAACTTCAAAAAGATTAGGTCTTGCACCACCACCAGCTAACTTCCCTTTGAAGTCAGTGATTTTTCTGAGTGGGATAGTATTTTGTTGTTGACGATTTGCCATTGTTCTTTAAACCTCTTAATGAATTAAACGTTACCAATTACTTCTTCAAATGCAACACCAGTTCTGGTGGCAACGAAGGTTAGACCAATAAAGTTGATTGATCTTGCTGGTTTAATATAGATGTCAGCAACAAATTCATTATTATCAATTACAGAAGCAGTATTATTAGTTTCATCACAAATAACGACATAATCAGAAATACCTCGTTTTGATTGAATATCACGGAGGAATGGTTCAATAATATTTACGAAGTTTGTTCTTGTGATCTCATCATTAAATTCAAAGAGTTGATCTTTTGCTGCAGCAGAAATTGCATCTTCAAGATAGATGAACAGTCTGCGAACATTTACACGATCAAATGCAGATGCTTTAGCAAGTCCTGTTTTATCCCCAAATAATACGATACCAGAACCAGGTGAGAAGATTACAGGATTGACTCTATTGCTGTAGAGACGATCTCTTTGTGTCTTCGATGGATTATATGCAAGTTTAACTGCATTGAGAATTGTACCTCTGGTTGTTCCTGCTGGTGAGAACCATGGGAAATTATTAATGTCATTACGGGCACAAATGCCAGCAATATCTCCATTTAATGGTACATATCTAAATGTATTATTAAATCTGTCGTACATGTACTTATAACCACTATCAAAAATTGCATATGATGAAGATGTTAGTGGTGCATAGAAACCAACAACATTAGATGTGATTGTTTCACTATTTTCAACGGTTACTGATCCAACTGCAGTATCGGTAATGAATGCTTTTCTATATGGTGAGATAAATGCAATAGAATCTTTTCTGATCTCAGCAACAGAGATTAATTTATTTGCAAGTGCTTGTGCAGATTCTTTTTCAAGGTTAGCGGAACCCATGATAAGAAAATCAACTTCATATTGCTCTTGATTTTCTAAGATACCATATCCATTTACAATATTGCTTAGACCAGCTGTGAGTGATCCAGTATTTGTAACACCATTTAGACCACCGTAATCTCTACCACCTGCTAATTTTGAATTAAATGCACCAATAGATGAGAATAATTTTCCTTCCGTGGTTTGATCCCAGGCACCATTAGTAGCAAGAGTAAATCCACTGCTATAACCGGTTGTCACAACTCCAGTTGGTTGTGATCCACCATAAACATATAGAGAATTCTCAGAAAGATATTTTCTCCAATATGAAGTGGATCCAGCAGAAAATTCTGCATCTTTTGCTTTAGAAAGACCTAAATGCTTCTCTAAAATTGTACCAGCATTTCCAGTGATACTTCCATCTCCATCAATTACTACAACATGTAACTCATCAAATCTAGAAGCTCTAGCATCGGCATAAGTGGTTGTTGTTGGTTTATCGGCAATGGTTGACCACTTTATTGAAACCTCTGTAGTTGCAGTACCAACTACGGCAGTGCTTACCACAAGATTTTGTTGCTCAAACCAATCTTGAATTGTTGATGGTGTTAGTGATGTAAAAGATGTTGTGGTTCCAACCGTATGAATGCCAATATCACCAGATCCGAATGCCCAAACACCTGCTTGCTGATAATCAACGGCAACTTCAGTTCCTGCTGCAGAAACATGACTTAATACTTTTACTTCAATGCTAGCAGCACCTATATTAGTAATTATACCTTTTAAGTGACCATTTAATGCAGTAGTTGTTCCAGAACCAATATTAACTTTGCCTAAAACAGATTGTGTAACACCCATACCAATCGAAAGACCAGATGTGGTTACACCTAAGATTTGATCTGCCTCAGAGTCAATAATTCCGATTCTTAGACCGTTTGCCCATGAACCTGGTGTTCTTGCAGTAACAACTACACCATTAATTGTGGTTTCATCATAACCAAGTTGCTGATAGTGCTCACTACTTTTAATCTTTGTAGTTCCACCTACACCAGCATTTGCAAATCCATTGTCATCTGCTCTAATGACTTGTAATGCTCCACCATAAGCTAAGTATGATGATGCACACAGCCAGGTCTCATACTGCTTATCTGTTGAGTATGGTTTTCCAAAAAGTTCTATTAAATCCTTTTCACTCTGAACTAATGTTGGTAACTCGACTGGTCCTCTTTCAAAAGGACCAACAATTGCCCCTACTTTATCTGAGGTTGGGTCAATTCTACCAACTGTTAGATCAACTTCTCTTACTAAAGTTCCAGGAGATGCTAAATTTAGTGGCATCTTAATTCCCCTCGCGATCCAAATTTATCTACAAATATTTATGAAAAGGTATACTTTCAGGTGGGAAACGATGCGTGAACACTAATTACCAATCAGGATAATCCCACAAAACCATATTATCTTTTATTTTTCTTTTTTTCTGCACTCTACCAATTGTGCATTGCTTACATTCATATGAATATGAGGATGCTATTGTATTTTTATTTTTTCGAGTTAAATAAAAATCATTCATTAAACTTTTTATCTTCCCACACTTTTTACACTTTCTATCAAAAAATAATAAATGTTCAAATTCTATCTGATCATCTAAATCCATTAAACATAATCCCACATGTAGGATCGATCACCATATTCATCTGTATACCATCTGTCACCATCAGCATCTACAAAACTGTCCTCATCCAATCCATCAAGAATAAATCCAAACGGTGCCATATCTTGCTCAATTTGATTTTTTTGTTCTTCATAGATTCTTTTACGAACATCATTATCTGTCATCTCTTTAAAATAGTCCTGAGCAACTAACCAAGAGAAAATAACAAGACACATTGCTAAGTCATCATTACAGCCTTCTTCTGCTTCAAAGGAATTGTGCTTTTGTGCAAATGTCGTTAATTCAGAAATAATATCATAATCAACAGTCAGTAACTTATCATCTTCTAACAACGTCTTTAAATTAGAACATCCCAACTTCTTAACTGCGGCAGTCATCCTCACACCCAATTGAGACTTCTTACCACTAAATCCAGAACCTACAATCTGACCAGCACGACCACGCATGGCACACATCAAAACATTGTCATATTCTAGATCAAAATGTAAAATACTTGCGACTTGATCTCCAATATCATTGACTTCAATTAATAACCAAGCATCATTATACCCCTTAGCAACTTCATGAATGATATTGGGGAAGAGCATTGGTTTTATTTCGTTGTTTTTATATTTTGCAACAACTTTATATGGAAACTCTGTAATGTCAAAAACAATAAATGCCGAATAGTCATTACCAAGACCTCGGGCAACGTCTACAGTAATCAAATAATTATTTTCTTCTTTGGGTTCTTGATATATGTCTAAACCAGCATTTCTTTTGATTGGATCTTCGTAGACAAGATTTCTTAACTTTGATGCATTAATTAAAGTATTGACAGATCCTAAAAATTCACATTCAAACTCAACCTTAAACTGTTGCTCAGAAGTGTTTGCAATAGTCTGTTGCTTCCATCCTTCGTCTCTACCAGGCACTTCCGACCAATGAACGTCTGTGGGTACATATTCGTTCTTGCCCCGTTCAGAGTCATGCCACATGCGGTAGAAGTGATTCATACCACGGGGAGTAGAAACTATGATGACCTTCGTGCTTTGTCCAGAAGAAATAGTAGGATAAACAGAGGCAAAGAAGTCATCAGCAATGTGATTCGGGATGAAAGCGAATTCGTCAAGAAAGATGACATTATAGGATCCGCCTCGGACAGCAGATGACGAAGTAGAGTTAGATGAAATTTTGGAGCCATTTTCTAGTTCTAATGATCCTTTATTCCAAGATATAATACCTTGTTGCATCCACTTTGGTAGATTTTCATAAGCAAGTTGTAATCTTCCAAGTAAGTCTCTTGCAGTAGATGCTTTGTTTGCTAATATAGCTATATTAACATTATCGTTAAAAACAGCATAATGCAACAGATATGAAACAACAGTTGTAGATTTACCTGTCTGACGAGGCATTTTACAAATGTTGAATCTATTGTCATGGAAATTTTGAATTAACCTTTCTTGGAAAGGATACATCTTGAATGGAACAAGTCCGTGATCCAGAGACACAATCTTAATATAATTCCTAGCAAAATATACAGGATCTTCTTTACACTTTAAGAACTCAATAATTTGGTCCTGCGTAAATTCAATTGCTGTATTTGCTTTTTTTAGATTAGGATTACCAAGATAAACTTCACTCATAAAAAATTACCTCTGTTCAATCCAGTTCAGAACTGCAAGTGCTTTCTTATTGGTACTAGGACTTGCACAAGCAAGAGTATAAGTATCACTGATTGTTCCAATACCACTTCTACCCAACTGAAGTGCTGCTTTATCATCAAGATCAACTAATGTACCATTACCATTAATTACAAAACCACTCAAAAGAGTATTTCCACCAGTCGTTGCAGTTTCAGTAATATTGTATTGCATAAAGGAGTTTGGATCTGGATGATCTACCCAAGTTCCGCCTGTATTTGTTGCATTTTCAATAAGTTCCCAATAGACATTTGCATTATCATCCGTTGCTGCTTGTAATGATCTCAAAAGCATCACCGCACCTAGATTACTAGATTTTAGACGAAGACTTATAATTGGATAGAATGTATTTGCAAGAGGCATCGTTGTCCCTGTGATGGGATTTGATATACTCTCAAGAGCTCCAAGTTTTTCTGGTTCTCCTTCTTGAATGAGAGAATTAGAACCCTGATACAGATAATGAGTTCCTGCAACACCAGTTACATTTTCTATCTCAAGTCTAATTGGTAAGAATGGAGTAGAACACCACACTCCTGGATTTGTATTTGAGTTCTCAAAAGTATGGGATACAACAGTCTCATTCTTCATCAACCAAGCAAATTCTACAATGCCAGCACCA